CGATTGCAACCGGAATCTTCATCAGGGATTCCACACGACGAGCGATTCCCTCACTCATTGTGCGTACCTGAAGAAGAAGATCTTTATACATATAGTGATCTTCGTCTAGCCATGCCTCACGGGGATCGTAGACTTCGTTTACACTATTAGTTGGAGTGTAACCGGGCTCAACCTTGCGAACATCAATGTCAAATGCAAACAGTTTACACTGTTGTGTAGCCGGATCGACCAAGTAATGACCCATTGTTTTGCGGCCAGAAAAATGATCTTCGAAGTCCGCTAACGTCATTGGATTATGCAAACAAGTGATTCCAGCATTAATGCATTCTTGGCATTTAGCGGGGTGCCATTCACCTTTCTTGTTCTGCCATGATTTGACGTTACGTCGTTCGATAAAGCGTGTACCTATTAACTTGGTTAGCTCAACAGTGTCCATAGAGAGCGAAATTCCCCCTTTAATCTGTGGGCGGGCTTTGAAGGCTAGGTTTCAGCGGGGTTTGGTGATACCTAGTGATACATGGTGACCAGGAACGATACCGGCCCCGGCCCCGGTGCGCCAGCCCAACTGGTTATAGGTCCGTTATTTGGACAATTCCTAATAGGTGGATACCTTGCGGCATATGTCGACTGATGTTTGGTTCAGAAACCCACACCTTTACATCAAGGAAGCCCTAGAGCTGGGCGTTTCCAACTATGTTTGGGATCATGGTTTCATTAAGAAAAAGGGAATCAACGTCAATAAGTTCATGGATTTGTACGTCGGCTCCAGTCGTAAATGGAAAGCACTCGTTGTATCCATGCACGCCGGAGTCATGTTTGACGAATCATCCTCTATGGAAAATCCGATTGCGGTGGTCCCGGTTTGGAAGTATGGCGAATCGTTTGAGCTACTAGAAGAAATTGTCACCAATCAAACAACAAAACGCCGCAAGGGTGTTCCAGACGAGTTTCAGTATCTAAACGGGCAACCTCACTGGGTTGTTATTTCGTATTTGCCCCCGTTGACTTCTACTAATGGTAAACGGTTTATGGTTTACCTTTCTAATCTTCAAAATGCAAACCCGCATTGCATTATCCATATCCACGGTGCATACTCGTACAGATGGATCTTTGGTCTTGACTTTATGTCAGTTGACATGGAGTGCAGGACTAATGCGGCAAAGAATAAGGTAGTCTTGCCGAACGGTAGATACCTTATTATGGGAACCGAAGAGGTTGAGCTGTGGGAAGATTGGATTAAACTTCTAGGCACGAACATTAAGACCCTCGAGGATAGTCCACGAGAACGATGCCTCTTTAATATCAAGTCTGCATTATGGTGTGGTGAAAACTACAAGGAGCAGGTCAAGTTCAGAGTTAAGGGATTCGAGAATGCGGATATAGATGGTCTTCTCAATTCCAGTCAAGGTCCAGAAACTAACAGGATCTTCTTAAAGCACATTAAACCGTTGCCGGATGATAAATTCTTTTGTAGCGTTTGTTCACTCCAAAACTCTTGCAGATACTTTCGAGAAGGAGCAGTTTGCGTCGTGCCTGATTCAGAGCCAGCACAGTTAGCCGGATTCTTTAAAACTAGAGACAGCCACGCCATCCTTGAGGGTATGTCGCAGTTGCTCAACATCGAGGCGAAGCGCTTTGAAGCTGCACGCCAGAACGAGATTGAGAAAGAGCGTCTTGATCCTGAAGTTACCAAGATGCTTGATAAGATGTTCGGTCATGCGGAGAAGTTTGCAAAACTTGTTGACCCGAGCCTCCGTGCAACTTCTACCACAAACAACAACAGCACCAACCAAACACTTGTTCTTAACGCAGGAAGCACGCAGGAACTAGCTGCTAATGTTATGAGAATCTTGATCGCACAGGGGGTTCCTGCGAATGAAATTACGTCTGATATGGTTATGGGAATCATTCAGTCTCCGGGCGACAACCTGGAGCAGAAAGCAATTGATGCTTCGGCAGGTTTCCGTGCCCTCGGACCATAGAGTTCCAGATATTACCGCTGTAGGTGACGTTTACTGCTCGTGTGGCGAGTTCGTCTTTGCTTGCGTACTGGCTGATGAAGTTGGCAATCAGTGTATTTGCCCAAACTGCGGAAACATTCTTGAAACTATGGAGACTGAGTAAATGAAAGCCGCAGTAGACGAATACGCTGAGTTGATGAAGGAAATTCGATGGCTACAGGATAACCCTGCTTTCGAAGAACGTCCAGCCACCATGCGAGAGTTTCTTGGCCCGAAGTACCTTAATTGCGACGACAAAGTTCGTGATGCAATCAAGGAATGCTTTACTGACATCTTTGGTGAAGAAGTCACCCAGGAAAGAATGTCAGAGTACGCACGAGCGATGATTACTGGTGGCATCGGCATCGGCAAGACTACTATTGCTTCAGTGGTTCTTCCGTACCTTGCACACTGGACTCTTTGTCTTAGGGACCCACAAGAGTTCTTCAATCTTCTTCCTGGTTCACGTCTTGCGTTCATGCAGATGTCAACTTCAGGAAAGCAAGCCAAGGAGGTTGTGTTCGGTGACATTAAGGCCCGAATCCAAAACTCTCCTTGGTTCAAGAATCACCCCTATGATTCAAAGTTCAAGAACCAGCTACGGTTTGACAAAGAAATCTGGATTCTTCCTGGTGACTCCGGCGAAACAACCTTCGAAGGATACAACATCCTTGGTGGTATTCTTGATGAGGCTGACTCACACAAGGTAACTGAAAACAAGGATTACGCCGAGCAGGGCTACTCTACGATCAACAGCCGTATCGAATCTCGGTTTGGTCAGGTGGAGGATCGGGGCGTTGTGCGTCCTTATGGATTCCTTTTGGTCATTGGGCAGATGAAAAAAGGAAACGGATTCGCCGCCCGTAAGTATAAAGAATTCAAGAAGCGTGATGATGCCTACGCAAAGCGTATGGCTATTTGGGAATCGTTCGGCTGGGGTCGATACCTTAAAGAAGATGGAACTAGGGATAGTTTCTACTACCACAGTGAACGCCACGAGATCATTCCAAAGGATCTTGCAGAGCTTGTTCCCACGGCAGACAAAGATAAACTGATTGAGGTTCCCAATGCGTTCCTGGAGTCGTTCCAGAACGCACCCGAAAAAGCACTCCGTGACCTCGCTGGTATCCCGCCTGTTACCGGATCTCCGTTCATTACATTGATCCACAAAATCACTGCAGGCCGTGACAGGTGGATCGAGCGTTACAATACAAAACTTCACATTAGTTCCATGCAAGAACTTCGGGGGCCGGTAACCCCTGATAACCGTTTAGAGGACTGGTTTCGGGCTTTAGATTCCATCCCTCGTGTTGGACATATCGACGTTGCTTATAGTGCAAACGGTGACGGACTCGGTATTGCAATTGGGCACTGTCCCGAGATGGTTAAACGGGATGGAGAATACAAACCTGTAATCGTGTTTGATATGCTTATGCGTATGAAAGCACCAGCGGGACGTGAGATTTTCCTTGGCGATGTTCGGCGTGTAATCTACAGCCTGAAAGACGATCTCAAGTTTAAGATTCGGTTTGTATCCACCGATGGATTCCAAAGTACCGACACGAGACAGCAATTCGAGAGACGACGGATCGCAACCGACATTATCTCTATGGACAGAAGTATTGCTCCATACGAGGATCTTCGTGAGGCTATTTACGAAGATCGTGTTGAGTTTCCCGAGTATCTTGTGAAGCTTCGTGACGATGATACCGAGCTTACTGAGATTGCTGTTAAAGAATTAATGGAACTCGTTGACAATGGAAGAAAAGTAGACCACCCTGACGGTGGCTCAAAGGATATCGCAGACTGCATGGCTGGAGTAGTATACAGCCTAATGGGTGATCGGTCTTACCATCGTGTGAAACGCACGATCGGAAGCCTTGATCCTGCGCCATCCTTGGAGTCTCAACAGTACCCTTCAGGTGGAAATCCTTACATGGACCTCGGATCTATTCGGGCTCCACTCCCTCCTGAAGATGGCGCCAGAGGGCCCTTTCACTGATCAGGAGAAATAATGTCAGAGCTTCTTGGACCTTCGGGTCGTCCGATCGAAGCACATCTTTTCAAGAAGTCGAAGGCACCAAAGCTTGGGCCTTCCTTTGGTGCATGGGAAGGGCGAGACTTCCTTCCAAACTTCATGCCGGGCGGATCGGTTCTCAACTTCGACCTCAGCCGATTGACGCTGGCTGACTTCAGGTCCATGCGTGGTCACCCGCAGGTTAACGCTTCGTTGTGCAGCTTAACCTTCATGATGCATCAGATTGACTGGCACATCGAGTGCAAGGATAAGAAGATTGCAGAAAAGGTGGAACGCAACTTTCGGGAAATGTGGACACGGATTGTCCGTGGACTGTCGCAGGCGTTTTGGGCTGGTTACAGTCCAAATGCTCTCGAGTACGAGAACGCTAAAGATTCAGATGACCTTGACATTGTGTTGTCGAAGGTCAAGGATCTTTACCCGGAGGAGTGCTCACCACACTGGAAGCTGGTCGATGGAGCAATTCCTCCCGGCAAGAATCCTGGCGTAAAGCCAAAGCTCAAGGTTTATGATGGTATCGACTGCTTTGGATCTCCTGGGCCTATTCCAGTAGAGAACACACTTTGGTACCCACTCCTCATGGAGAACGGTGATTACGCAGGACGTAAGTTGCTTAAGGCTTGCTTCACTCCCTGGTACTTCTCGACCTTGATTCACCTTTATGCAAACCGATACTACGAGCGGTATGGAGAGCCCACCGCCATCGGTCGTGCGCCATTCGAAGAAGAGATGATTCTTTCCGACGGAAGTACCGTTAACGGTAAACAGGTTATGGAAAACATCCTTTCCAACCTACGTAGTAGGACTTCTGTTAATCTTCCTTCCGACCGAGATCCTGTAACAAAGGAATTCGACTACACACTCCAGTACCTGGAAAGCCAGATGCGTGGTGCTGACTTCGAGCGGTACCTCACTCGTCTTGATGAAGAAATCACCCTCGGCTTGTTCACCCCGCTCCTTTTGATGAAGAGTGGCGAGAGCGGATCGAACAATCTTGGTGTTCAGCATACACAGACTTGGCTCTGGCTTCTTAATGCCGTTGCCGGTGATATGGCCGAGTACCTCACTATCCTTGCCGAGCGACTGAAGGCTATCAACTTCAGCCCTAATGCTCCCCGTTGCTCCTGGGTTCCAAAGAAGATGGGTCGAGAGAATGCAAATACACTTCGCTCTATCGTTGCAGAGCTTATTCGTGGCGACAAAGCGAAAGTAGACCTCGACGAGCTTGGGCAGTCGCTGGGTATGACTTTAACCGAGGTTAGGACCGTGCAATCGCCGTCGGGCGATGCGGGTCAACCGGTAGAGCCACCGGCCCCGGACGGTCAACCAGGGGCCGATAGCAGGGACCGTACCGAGCGGGTCAGGGCACGCACCGGAGGGAGGGGTGTAGATGAAGCCCGAGCTACCGGCCGAGAGATCTCCTTTAGGATTGGGTCCCAGGTTCGCAAAGCTTTTGAAGATAAAACCTTCGGAACGGAAAGCTTTAATCCCGACTTTGGCTTCAAGCGCAAGTTTGAGATCGCACTCCAGGCTGATGGTTTCGAGCAGACGGAGGCTCTGTCTATCACAAACTCCATTTACAGCAAGATGGAGGACTGGATGGAATTTTGCCTGAAGCTCGGTCCGAAGGAATGGACAGGTCCAAAGGACTTCATGGCAATGTTTGACCGGAAGCTTGAATCTTGCATCCGGGAGGCGACCGATGGATGAAATCCAGATTCGGTGCTTTTGCCGCAGGACACCGTTACTTGCTGTGTATTCTCCAGTTGGTCAGGGTGTAGAAGTTAAACAGGTTCGTAGCGGAGGAATGCGTACTCGTGTTGTAGTTAAGCAGGGAGTTATGTACGTCCAGTGCAGAGAATGTCTACGCTGGACAAGAATTCTTGTTAGACCTGGAAACGTAAAGCAAGACAAAGCATCGACACCAAAAGGTTTCGAGAACTAAAGAAATCGTTGTAATAGAGAAACTGACAGATAAGGTTTTTTCATGCTCAAAAAGTCTGGCCTTTTTGCTAAAGAGTTTTGTTTCTCGGCGGCACCTGTACTTCCTTCACGTCCCTCCGACAAGCACAGAAGTACACTAACTGAACGTGGCACTCACGTTGTTTATGGTGTCCGAATCTTCCGCACTGGATCGTTTAAGGATTCCCAGGGTCGACGTAAGGAATGGACACCTACAGATCTTGATGATATCGTCAAGAACTTCGAGTTCCTTCATTCCAATGGAATTCTTGTCGATGTTCCGGTTCGTGTGGATCATTCTCGTTCCGCAGACAAAATCGTCGGTTATTTCGTAAGGCTTTACAGAGATCCACTGGATTCTCGGTTTCTGGCGTGTGATATTGAGTTCACCGAATCAAACGCATTCGAGAAGTGGCAAAAGGGAACCTTCCGTAGTCGTTCTTCCGAGATTGGCCAGTACGAAACAAACGATGGAGAAATCCACGGCCCCACAATGCTGGGTCTGGCGTTTGTTGACATTGGTGCGGTTGAAGGAATCTACAACAAGGAACCTTCCCAAAGTTCCTTCTTTTCGTTTGAAGATACCACCAAGGAGAACGAAATGACCTTAGAGGAATGGCTTAAGTCCGGCAAATCTGCCGAGTCCTGGGTCCAGGCTGTTCAGTATGCGGCCTACGAGGATTCCATCAAGAACCTTTTGACTGACCCCGAGGTCGTGAAGGGTATTCAGACTGCTTCGACGGCTCCCGCCGCTCCTGTTGCCCCCGCCGCTCCTGCGGCCCCGCAGGGTGTTCTCGTGCATGGCGCACAGCTCACCCTTCCTGGGTTCCAGTCTGCGCCCGCCACACACAACTTCACGATCAATGGCGACGAGGTTTCTGACTTCGCTGCTGTCCAGAAGCATATCGACATGCTTGAGACTTTCCGGAAAGAGACGACCGAAGGGGGTCGAAAGGAGTACGTCAAGAAGCTTGTCGAGTCTAACAAGCTTCCGAAGACCCAGGAAGAGTCCACACTCGCTTTCACCGCTACGCTTAGCGACGACCAGTTCGTTGCCTGGCAGGTGACGATGGATGCGGCGCCTTCCCATAGTCTGTTTAATTCTTACGACAATTCTGGTAACAGCACCACTGGTGATCAGACCCAGAGCGGATTCTTCCAGAACTCGCAGGGTGAGACTCTTGATGCGGTTGATGCGGCCGAAGAGATTGTGGCTAACCATCGTCGTGCGGGTAAGTCGCAGGACTTCATCAAGGAAACCCCGTCTTACCAGATCCTCGTCAAGCACAACAAAAACCCCTTCTAAGTTAGGAGAAAGTAAAAAATGGCTTCTTTTTCTAAGACCCCGACTCTTCGGGCTCCCTTCGGGAAGAACGTTTACCAGCGTTCCACCAAGGGTCAGAAGTACGAGTCGTACACTCTTGCTGCAACTTCGGTTGTTGCGGAGAGCATTGATGGCACCCTTCTGAAGGTTGCTCAGTCCGGCGAGGTTATGGCTAAGATCACTTCCGGCCCCGAGGCCGGTAAGATTGGTCCTTACCAGCCTGCTGGTACCGTTGAAGTTCAGACTGCCACCAAGTCCGGCACCTGGACTTCGGGCACCTATGATATCACCGTTCCTGCATATGACGTGACCGCTGAGGATATCGCCATTGCAGCTAACGCTGCTACCATCCAGGCCGCTCTTGAGGCTGCTGGTGTTCCTGAGGGTGCGATCACTGTTACCGGTGGTCCACTGAGCACGACTCCTGTTGTGTTCACTTACAACTACCTTGGCGAGAACGTTGGTATGATTACGATTGATCTTACTAACCTCGTCGGCGGTGGTACCGTTGCAGTTGCCGAAACAACCGCTGGCGTTGCTGGTGCGGTTGACGGTCGGCAGACTGCTGCCAACATTGTTGGCCTTCTCGACACCTTCCTTCCGTGGGAACTGAACGAACGTGACGCCGTGGTTTCGGTTTGTTACGAGGTTGCGGCTCACCAGGATTGGTGCTTTGAGCGTAACGGTGCGGGCGCTCGTGTTGTCCTTGGCAACACTACCCGTGACGCTATCGTTGCTCATGCCAGCCTGTCCATCATCTTCAAGTAAAGGATAACCACAAAATGGCTCAGTTCCCTCCGCTCGATCGACTGGTCCGAAAGGAGACGGCTCTCGGCACACTCCGTGAGCTTCAGCCGCCTACGGACCATATCGGCAGTACTGTTGCTCCCATGATGGAGGTCGGGTCTGATGACGTGATCTTCGACTACGCTCAGGGTCTTACTGATGGACTGGCTCCGGCTCGTGCAGAGGACGCTGAGGCTGAACTGGCTCAGAAGGATCTCATCGGCGGCGGCTCCGGCCGTGCCTCGGTGATTGACTGGGCCATGAAGGACGTTTACTCCGCTAGCGATGTTTCTCGATACCGAGAGACTTTGCTTATTGCGCAGCGCCTCGGTGCCAACTCCCTGACCCTTCCCCTTACGGTTGGGTCGCAGATCGAGGATTTCCGTGCCAAGGTTGCTCGTGACGATGCCCTTCGTCGCCGCAAGCTTGACAACCGGCTCGAGTGGATGCGTATGAATCCTCTTGATACCGGTGGTCTTTCGTACAACGATGGCAAGATTTCCTTTTCCATCGACTACGGGCGTCCTGCGGATCAGACTGATCAGGCTCCTACAGGTGGTCTTTTCAGCCTTACAACCTCTGATCCCATCGGTGCCGTGAAGGCTGCTCAGCGTACCGTTTACGAGCGTTACGGTGTGAAGCTGGGTCGTATCATCACTTCCCAGAAGGTTGTGGACAGCCTCGTCAACAGCAC